GTTCGTCTGTGCTTGAGGTTTACCGTTCTTCCATACAAATACTCTCATCTCGGCCATTAACCTCTTAGACTGTATGGTAACTGATCTTTCCCTTACATATTCAATTATCTTAGCTATGACTAAAGGTCTAGTTCTAGCTGACATTGTAAACCCGGGAACGAGTTTATCTCTTTCGTATTTGTTCATATATGATTCTACTGTCTCCATATTGGATGTAGAACTATAGTACATATTTCTATATTCTCTTTCGAGTATCTGTTCTATTGTAGCCCAACCTATATTTGCATTTTCACAAACAAGTAAGGCTTCATTATATTCTGATGCTATTCCTACAAGTACATTTCCAAAGTCTTTTGGAGATATCTTACCTTTATATTCAGCTACTTGGGTACATGATTCTATTTCAAATACATGGAATGCAGAGTAATCGGCAGAGTCACCTCTAGCGACATCGGCTACTACCATATAGTCTTTTGTATAGTCAGCAGGTTCCCATATCCATAAATTACTATCGACTCCTCTTCTTTCTACAGGATCTTTCTGATAAGTTTCTTCATAGAAGATAAGGTCGGTAGGTTCAAATACAGTATCCCCTGAGGCTAAGAAATCACAGTCACATTCCTGTCCTGCCATTCTAGGACCAAGATCTCTATCCTGCATATCTCTCCATTCCTGATTTCTTTCAGGGTGAACAGTCCAGGGGAGTCTTACCGGACAGAATGAATTCTCTCCTGTTTCAGCTTTTTCCCATGTTTGGTGAAACCAGTTACCAATACCGTTAGGTGTGGATAAGGCCATACATTGACCCCCGGTAGCTAGTGTTTGTTGTGCTGCTGCAAATGTTTCTTCAATATTGTCAATAAAGGCCGCCTCATCTATTAATAAGAGAGATACCGCTTCCGATCTGGCTGCATCTGCATTAGATGATTTAGCTTGTATTTTAGATCCGTTTCTAAGTCTTAAAGATAATTTGTTCTTTTCAACGGCTGGTAGTTTTAACCACTTTGGTAACTCGTCATACATAAAAGTAGTCTTAGTTACAAGGTTTCGTGCTGTAGCTTGTGTAGTTGCTAATGCCAAGACGTTTTTATCTTTATGAAATAACATTAACCATAGAGAATATCCGGCAGCAAGAGTTGATATACCTAACTGTCTTGATTTGAGAGTTATAATAAACTGCTCGTCTCTAAATAAATGTAGTACCTTTTCCTGAAATGGGTAAAGGTTAAAGAGTATACGTCCTCTTTTAGGGTGCTGGATGTAGCAATACTTTCTCATAAAGTACGCTGGATCCTTTGCACACTTGAGATACTCTTGTGCAATAATCTTTTTTATGTCTTGTGCCATAACTATTTAGCTTTTGATACAGCTAATCCTAATTTATCTGAATCGTGTCCTGCACTATTCTTTGAATGATGTTTTACATTAAACTCTCCAGAGACAATTTCACTAAATTCTCCTTTTAGGGTTTTTTCATTCAATCTATATTTAATATATTTTACCTCAACGAAGTTGTTAAATAATTCATTAAAATTAAATTCAGGATCAGCATTCAAATCTTTTACAAATGCTTTTTCAATAGTAATTCTATCAGCATGTGATTGTCTACCTTCTGGTCCCCTTCCTAATTTAGGGTATTCAGGGTACTGTTGTTTATAGTCTTCTACTGCTTTTTTAAGTTCAGAGCTTCCAAACTCTTCAATAGCTTCAAAAGCTCCAGTTACAACAGAATTACTATTAATAATATCGTTAAACCTTCTAATCTTTTGAGGTACTTCTCCATCAGCTAAATCTGCTAATCTAATAACATCTTTGTATTTAACTGTGTTACCCATACCTTTAGCAGTCTTAGCACTAACTTGAGTTCTTTCGTCTCCTTTGTAAAGGATATAGTCAATCAATGGATAGTTACCTGCTTCTGGGAATTCAACTGAGTCGTATCCGTTTTCAAGTCCGTAAAGAAGTGCACCATGAGGTTCACCAAAGTTTTTGTTTACTTCATTAAAAAATCCGTTAGGTAGTTCTTCTCTCTCCTTATCGGAGATCGAGCCAGCATCAGTCAATGCATATATTAACGTATTCTTTTGAGAAGGAGTTAAAACCTTATGATTCTTTACTCCTCTTATAAGTTCGTCTTTAAGTTGAGATAAAGAGATTTTTTTATCTAATGTTAAACCTAACTGTTGAGGTTTTAATTCAAAAAACTCTCCTGCCTTTTCTCCTGTAGGCTTTAAAACTATGGTAATACCGTCTTTTTTCCAGTTACCGGTTCTTACTTGAGTTGCTTTACCAAATTGTCCTGAGTCTTGTATTCTGTCAAATAATACGTTTCTATCTGGTGTGTAGATTACTATACCTGTTTTAGATTGAGGTATGATTTGAGATTGTTCTATACCCAATACCTGAATTAGCTCTTGAGCTATTTCTTTAGCTCTATCGGTTAAAATATCGTATTCAAGTTTTTTCAATTCTGTAACAGTTAGATCGAATCCAAACATAGATTCAAACAAAGCTATATCTTCTTGACTATTAATGTCAGGATATCCTTTAGTGGTCTTATAGGACCATTCTAATAAAACTTTATCTATAAGATTCATATTTGGTTATGCTTCTGGTTCTGCTCCGTCTTCGAAGTCAATTGGTTCCCCGGATAAATCTTCTCCTCCACCTTCTTCACCGCCTGCTGCGAAATCTTCTTCACCGCCTGTTGGTTCTTCACCACCGGCTGCTCCTCCTTCTTCTCCAGGGAAATCTCCTCCTCCAGTGTCTGCTGAATCAATACCTTCTGCTGCTTCTCCTTCTCCAGCTCCTTTCATAGGTGCTTCTGTATAAAGAATGGCTAGTTTGTCTAGTGCTTGTTGGTAATCTGCAATGTTAGATAGAGTGTACCTTTTACCTAGTATTTTAGCTTCAAAAGTTTTACCTGTCCATTTTAATTCATAATCCTGCCCATTTTTTAGATTGATTCTAAAAGCGGTAGGACGGGGTGAAATCCAGTCAATTGAGTCTACAAATTCTGTAAAGTCTTCTGTCTGTAATTTTATGATAGCAGCTTTAAGGGTAGGAAATCTACCAAGGATAGTATCTGTAGCGTCGGCAAGTTCTGCTTCATCTCCTGGTTCTGTTTCAGGTACTTCTTCTCCTTCTGGTGCTCCAGCCTCTTCTGCATCCGGTTCTTCGGTTGGTTCTTCGTCTCCTTCAGCTTCTTCTAGTTCATCTAAAAGTCCTTCTATGAGTACTTCTTGATATGCTTCTAGAATAATATTTTTAAGATCTGCTTTTTTCATATTATCTTGTTCTACAGTGATCTTTACCTTTTAAGTAAGGAGTCTTGCATTTAGTTCCTTTAACGTGTTTTCTACCGCATTTACCACAGCAAGTAGATTTCTCTTCATTAACCTCTTTCTTTTTAGCTAATGCTGCTTTTACTTCTTCAATATCCTTTTGTAACTGCTCAGCCTCTTTATCCATTCCTCTGGATTTAGCAGCTTTTAATTCGTTATTTAAATTTATAATATATTGAGCTAATTCATTTTTAGTTGCACTATCGTATGCAGCTTCATCTATATGGTGACCTTTTCCTTGTCCGAAAGCATCAGGTCCAATACCGGCTTTTTTACCAGTATTTATTTTTCCACCAAAAGATACTGTTGAAGTATCTCCATTTGGACGTATTACTTTAGCTATGTTATCTTCTATATGTTTTACTAAGGTAAATGTTTTACCATTAAATTCAAACTTATCTCCAGGTTTTAAATCTGAGATTGATTGTCCTTCTACTTCTTCGTTCTGCTGTCCTTTACTAGCATTATTCATCCAAGCATTAGCCTCTCCTTCACTTCCTTTAACGGTTTTTACTTTTTTACCGTGTTTGAAAATATCGTAGACATTTTTACTTACATACTTTTTAGTGTAGGTAGGTGTTTCTGGTTTGTTTTTCTCATACCCTACTGGGTCGTGAACCATTCCAATTTCGCTAACATCTCCGTCTTTGTATTTTTTAATAGCTTTCTTTACACTATCTAAAGAAATGTCTCCTGTCTCATCTCCAAGCTTCTTAACTGCTTGTAATGCTCCGTATCCAGATCCCATTAGTATAATAAACTGTGCTAACATATCAGTATAGGATGGATCTACCATTTCGTCTAAACTACCTTCTTGAAGTTGAGCAAATTTAGCTTTAATTATACTTTTAAATTCTGCTTCTGCCTCTTTTCCGAAGTTATTAGAAACTAGTCTAAATGCTTTACGGTACTGACTCATAAAATCTTCAGCAGCTATTTTAGCTTTTAGTGTCGGTGATTCATTATCTTTAACCACTCTTTCTAAAGCAAGCTGATCTAGTGCTGGTTGTTTTTCTTCTGCTTCTAAATAGTGTTGTGCAGATGAAATATATTCTCTGGCTAAGGTAACTTTCTTCTGCCACCAGTGTGGAAAGTCTACCTCACCGTCTTGTTTGTCATATTTATCTAACTGCTTATATAACTTAGCTGCATATGTTGCAATATCGTATAAATCTTTTTTAAGCATGTTCGGTTCATCATCTTGATGTCCAACATCTAAGTCTCCTCCTTGATCCATTCCACCTTCTGGTGTTTCTTCTCCTTCTTTTACTTCTTCGTCAACACTTGTTTCCTTTAGCTGTATACCCTGGTGTTCTAAATCCTGCACTATATCATAAACATCAGCCTGAGATGCATTAAAGAGGTATATGGTGTCTGGGTCGTTTATTTCAAGCTTAACTCCCATTCTTCTATATTCCTGCTCTATAATTTCAACAGCGGCAAATAATTTACTTGGGTCAGCAACTTTAACGTAATCTACTCCTTCTGGTGCTTCATTTATTTCTTCCTCTTCTGGTCTTTTACCAAAAGTATTATGCACTAGGGTGTCTAGTTTTTTATGGAACGTTACTTCTTCTTCTTCACTTGCTCCTTCTCCTTCTTTTATTTTCTTTTCTTTTGCAATAAGAGCTTGTATCTTTTTAATCATATCCTTTTCAGGATGATCTTCTAATCTTTGATTTTGCTGTGCTTGATCGAACTCATCATCAGACATTCCTTCTTTCATTTGAGACTTCCA